ATCAAAGAGGCAGAAGAGAAGTGCATACCGCTCTGCTCCAACTGTCATCGGATACTGCACTGGGATTTAACACGGAAAGCGATGCGTAAGAGGAGAAAGAAAAGTGGAGATTGAGGACGATATATTGGACTTGATACGTGCGTTACCCAACGAGATCAATGACGCATCTACCACAACTGAGATGAAGTTTTTGACGGTGGGTAGTGTGCTGTGGCAGTGTCACCACGAGATTAAGTATCTACGGACTGAAATAGAGAGGTTGAAAAGTGAGCGTCGTAAAGCAAGAAAGAAGGTGTACTGAGTGTAAGCGCAAGTTTGCTACGGCAGGCGCGTTTCATTCACATCGATACAAGTTTGGTGGTTGCCGATCAGTTGAGGCATTGGCAGCGGCAGGATTTGTTGAGACCGGAAAAGGTTGGAAACTTATTGTTGCGAGGGCGTCATGAGTTTCATAACGCTCGACTTTGAAACGTATTACGCCAAGGACTATAGCCTAACCAAACTGACGACCGAGGAGTACATCCGCGACCCGAGGTTTGAAGTTATCGGCGTGGCTATGAAGATCGACAACAACGAGACCGAGTGGTTCAGCGGTACTCACGAAGAGATCAAGGCTTGGCTAAACCAAGTGGACTGGAATACGTCTGCGCTCCTGTGTCACAACACTCAGTTTGATGGGGCAATCCTGTCGTGGGTGTTCGACATCAAGCCTGCGTATCTGTTCGACACGCTCTGCATGGCAAGAGCAACTCACGGCGTAGATGCGGGTGGCTCCCTCGCTGCGCTTGCAAAACGATATAACTTGGGGGAGAAAGGAACGGAGGTAATCAATGCACTGGGTAAAAAGAGGTTGGATTTTAGTTCTGGAGATCTTGATAAGTATGCTGGTTATTGCTGCAACGATGTTGATCTTACCTATGATCTTTTTAGTAGGTTGGTTGTTACGTTTCCGGAACCAGAACTAGACTTGATCGACATGACGCTCCGTATGTACACGGAGCCGGTCTTGATGGTGGACGATGCGTTACTCGTCACACGACTTGAAGAAGTCAAGAAAGAGAAGCACACCATCCTGTCCGAACTGAAAGAACAGTTGAAGTGTGAGACTGAGGAAGATGTGAGAAAGAAGTTGGCAAGCAACCCACAGTTTGCTGCCATCTTGCAAGGTCTGAACATTTCTGTGCCGATGAAGATTAGCCCTGCGACTGGCAAGGAAACATTCGCACTTGCTAAGAATGATACGGGATTCATCGCGTTGACGGAGCATGAAGATCCGTTTGTGCAGCAGTTGTGTGCAGTCAGACTTGGGACTAAATCAACACTAGAGGAGTCAAGAATTGAACGCTTTATACATATTGGTGCTAGGAATCGCGGTCGGCTACCTATCCCGCTCAAGTATTACGGCGCTCACACAGGCCGTTGGTCGGGCATGGACTCCGTCAACCTACAAAACCTTCCTTCACGAGACAAGAAAAAGAAGGCACTCAAGAATTCGGTGGTCGCTCCGCCGGGTCATTTCATTATCAACTGCGACTCGTCGCAAATAGAAGCCCGTGTACTTGCATGGTTGGCAGGACAGTCTGACGTAACGAGTCAGTTCCGCAAGGGCGAGGATGTGTATTCGATCTTTGCATCGAAGATTTACAAGCGGCACATCAGCAAGGCTGATCCGGTCGAACGATTTGTCGGCAAGACTTGTATCTTGGGGTTGGGCTACGGCACAGGTGCGGCCAAGTTGCAGCACACACTGAAGACGCAACCGCCCGGTGCTGATCTGACTGAGAAGCAGTGCAAAGCGATTGTCGATCTGTACCGAGAATCTAACTACAGGATCGTCGAGTTGTGGCGTGAATGTGATCAGGCTTTGAAGGACATGATCGTGTTGGAGGGTGAAAGGTACGGATACATGCTTGGGGAACACGCAGTCGTACGTGCGTCTAACAAAGGCATATTCCTGCCGAATGGTCTAAAGATTAATTACCCCAACCTACGATACGAAGACAATAAGGCTACGTACGATTCTCGCAAGGGCAAGGTCACGATATGGGGCGGGGCTGTCGTGGAGAACGTGGTGCAGGCACTCGCCCGGATCATCGTCGGGGAACAGATGTTAAAGATCCGGGAAAAATACCGTCCGGTGCTGACGGTGCATGACGCTGCCGTAATTGTGGTTCCAAAACCTGAGATAGATGAAGCACTTGCGTTCATAACTAAAGTAATGTCTACTCCACCAGATTGGGCAACCGGACTACCCGTCGCTTGTGAAGCTAAATACGGAGAGTCCTATGGGGATTGTTAATGGTCAAGTGGAGTTACAGCAGTCTCAAACAGTACAAGACTTGTCCGAAGCAGTACTATGAGATTCGTGTCGCCAAGAACTTCATATCCCGAGAGGGTGACGATGCCCGGTACGGTAAAGAGGTTCACAAGGCACTAGAAGATTATGTGAGGGACGGCGTTGCGCTGCCGAAGTTCTATGAGCCGTTTAGCAAGATGGTTGACCCGCTCCTTGAGATACCGGGAACCAAGTATTGCGAACACGAGATGGCACTGAATGCAGCCAAGGAGCCGTGTGAGTTTGGCGGGGAGGATTACTGGGTACGGGGCATAGCCGACTTGCTGATCGTAGACGGGGACACCGCCTACATCGTCGATTACAAGACAGGCAAGCCGACCTATGCCGACCCGAACCAGTTGAAGTTGATGGGATTGATGGTCTTTGCACATTTTCCAGCGGTACAGAATATAAAGTCTGGGCTAATGTTTCTCTTGCACAACATCTTCATTACGGAAGAGTATGTCAGGGATGACATTGAGGGAATGTGGAAGGTCTTTGAAGTAGAACTAGGCAGGTTGAGTATTGCGTTCGACAACGCAGTATGGCCGCCTAACCCGACCGGGCTGTGCCGCAAGCATTGCCCAGTTGAATCGTGCAAATTTTATGGAGGCAGATAGATGCCGTACGTGAACAAGGCAAGGCCGTACAAGAAGGAATACGAGCAGCAGGTTGAGCGTGGCGAACACGAGAACCGCATGGAGCGCCAACGGGCGCGTCGTTCCTACGACAAGAAAGGTATTAGCAGAAAGGGCAAGGACGTTGCCCATGTGAAAGCCTTGTCGAAGGGCGGCAGTAACAAGACTGGCACACGGTTGGAGCCGCCTAGCAAGAACCGCTCGTTCCGTAGAAAGTCGGATGGGTCGATGAAATAGGGGCTTGACTGCTTGTACGGGAGTCCTTATAAATTGAATACCGTTCAGTCAAGGCGCAAGTGACTACGACGGCGTGGGATTTCATACCTCTCCCACAGGGTTTAGTCCACCCAACACATTAACTGCGTCATCTGAAGATGGTCTTACACTTTCTCCCATGCTTCAGACGATTGGCCCACGTTACGGGCTTTTTAATTCACCAGTGGTGTATAGTTAGGTTTATATAATGCAAGTAATAGAGAACACAGCACTTCAGTTTCAGGTGAATCCGCAACTAGCGGATGAAGCCTATTCGCGCATTGAGAAGTGCGAGATTCTGAAGTCAGGCGAAGAAAGTAAAGAAGTGTTGGTGTACTGGGGACAAGAGGAAGCGATGAAGTTGGCGTCGATCATTGACGTTGAACAACCTGATCCGTCGCTGCCAAAGATTCCCTCACCGATCCTGCGTGACTACAACTGGCCGGGATTCCACACACCGTTTGAACATCAGAAAGATACGGCGTCGTTTCTCTCGGTAAGGCCACGAGCGTTCTGCTTCAACGAGGCAGGCACAGGCAAGACATCTGCGGCGATCTGGGCTGCTGACTATTTGATGAACATCGGCGTGATCAAGAAGGTGCTTGTGATCTGTCCGTTGTCGATTATGTATTCAGCGTGGCAGGCAGACATCTTTAAGACAGCAATGCACCGTCGCTGCGCTATCGCACACGGCTCGGCTACGAAGCGAAAGAACCTGATTGACGAAGAGGCTGACTTCACGATCATCAACTACGACGGCACGTTCGTTGTGTTCAAAGAATTGCTTGAGGCTAACTACGATCTGATCATCGTGGACGAAGCCAACGCATACAAGACGACATCGACACGGCGGTGGAAGACGCTTGCCAAACTAGTTCAGCCGCACACGTGGCTATGGATGATGACAGGCACACCGGCATCGCAGTCTCCCGTCGATGCGTTCGGGATCGCAAAGTTGATCTCACCGTACCGGGTTCCGAAGTTCACGATGGCATGGCGTGACCGAGTGATGTATCCCGTGACACGGTTCAAGTGGATGCCAAAGCCAACGGCACAGGTCGAGGTCTATAAGGCACTGCAACCTGCAATTAGATACTGCAAGAAGGACTGTCTTGATCTGCCCGACTTGGTGTACCAGACAAGAGACATACCGTTGACTACTCAAGTAGCACAGTACTACAAGTCACTGAAGCAACAACTTCTTATCGAGGCAGCGGGGGAGCAGATCAGCGCAGTCAACGCAGCGGCTGCCCTAAATAAACTGTTACAAATTTCAGGCGGGGCTGTTTACACCGACAAGCGAGATGTGGTGGAGTTTGATGTTTCGCCTCGGCTAAATGCCCTGCAAGAAACACTTGATGAAACGTCAAACAAAGTAGTAGTATTCGTTCCATACATCCACACCATCGACATTGTTGTGGAGTATTTGAGAAAGCAAGGAGAGTCAGTCGCCGTCATACAAGGTTCTGTCAGTGCCCAGAATAGATCGGAAATCGTCAATCAATTCCAGACGAGTACTGATCCGAGAGTGCTAGTAATTCAGCCTCAGTCTGCATCGCACGGAATCACACTGACTGCTGCTGACACGATTGTTTTCTGGTCGCCTGTGATGTCTGTCGAGACCTACTTGCAGTGCATCGGGCGTATTGAGCGAGTTGGACAGAAAAACAAGATGACGGTGGTTCATCTGCAAGGTTCGGATGTTGAGAGAAAGATGTATGCGATGTTGCAAGGAAAGGTAGACAGTCATCAAAAGATTGTCGATTTGTATAAACAGGAACTGGACGAGGTGTGATATGGACGATATGTTGAATACCGAAGATTTGGTTAGTGCGTATCTGAACATACGTAGGGAGCGAGAAAGCATCCTGCGTCAGTACGAGACGGCTGACAAGATTCTGTTGGACGAGGCAAAGAAGATCGAGTCTGTTTTATTGGATATTTGTAACTCGGTCAGCGCTGATAGCATCAAGACTAGTCATGGTACTGTGATGCGGAAGTTGAATGAAAAGTACTACTGCACGGACTGGGATAACTTTTACAAGTTTGTTCTGGACAACGAAGCTCCGCACCTGTTAGAGCGTCGTATCAGTCAGGGTAATTTCAAACAATTCCTGAACGATAACGAGGGAGATGGACTTCCTCCGGGTGTGAACGTCATGCGTGAGTATGGCGTGTCTGTACGAAAAGCAACTGGCAAGTAATTAAATAGAGGTCTATATGGCTAACGACATCATTGCTAATTTGAAGAATCAACTCTCCCAGATTCAGGGTGGGTTGGACGCTGACACTCTTGCAGTCGCAGGTGGTGCTAACGGCGGTACCAAGCGCATCTCCATCAAAGGCGGCGTGTTCCGTAAGATGGCCGGTGGCAAGGAAGTAGGCACGATCGAAGATCGCCACATGAACGTGATCTTTGTGAAGATGGCGCACAACGCTGCCCGTACCTACTACTCTGGCACGTACAAGGAAGGCGAGAAGTCTGCTCCTACGTGCTGGTCGTCTGACGGTAAGGCTCCGGATGCCGACGTTAAGACTCCGCAGGCTTCTGCTTGCGACAAGTGTCAGTTCTCTGTGAAGGGTTCTGGCCAAGGCGGTAGCGGCGCTGCTTGCCGTTTGTCGTGGCGTACTGCTGTTGTTCTGCCGCATGACCCGGCAGGCGATGTGATGCAGTTGGTTCTTCCGGCTACGTCTTGCTTTGGTAAGGAGGACAGCGGCAAGTTCCCGTTCCGCCCGTACATTCAGATGTTGGCTAACAACAATATCTCGGCAGGTCGTGTGGTTACGAAGATGCAGTTCGACACGAAGTCGCCTGTGCCGAAGTTGTTGTTCTCGCCTGTGGCTCCGGTTCCGCAGGAAGACTACGACGCCATCCTGAAGCAGCGTGACTCGGCTACGGCTGAAGCTGCTATTAAGTTGACCGTGTATCAGGCAGACGAAGGTGACGCAGCGGAAGTCGCGCAGTCTGGCGATGAGCCGAAGTTGCGTGAGGCCGCGAAGAAGCCCGAAGTCGTCAACGCTGATGCAGCGGAAGTCGTCAAGAAGTGGGCGAAGAAGTAAGGAGCCGTCATGCCTCGTTCATACAGTTACGAATTTCTGCTCGGCCTGAAGGACGCAGATCCTACTCGTTTGGGAGTGAAACTTGGGAGGCTGTGTGTCGAGGCTAATCTTCCCGCGACATACGTGGCCAAAGCATTGAAGATCTCACGCATGACTGTCTATGCGTGGTTCCGTGGCCAAGGTATCCGTGAGGAGAAGCGTAAGGTTGTTGAAGCCTTTATGACCATTGTGGAGAAAGACATGGAGTCAGGTAGGCTTCCTGCCCCCAACATGATCGATGCCAAACTCTACATCGAGGATATGGTTGGAGGTCAGATTTGATCTGAGTAGTTAGTCATTGGTGTTGGCGGGGGACTGCCACCCCGCCTTTTTTATCTGTGAGCGGTCATGATAAAAGAATTTTACGAGAAAGCATTACCGTCGCAGGGTGTTTACTGTGCCGCAGGTATCGACAAAGAAGGGAAGATTACCAATCGGTTTGCAGAGACACTCAGCGATTTGTTGGACTTGGTAGAAGGACTAAAAGAGGAAAACCAAAATGTATTCGTCGCGTTAAACACGTTTAACGGCTATAGCCGTCGTGCCGAAAATGCCATCTACTGCCGGTCGTTCTTTATCGATCTGGACGTAGGCGACAACGCAAAGAAGTACCGTAGCAAGGACGAGGCTCTTGCTGCGCTGAATGACTTTGTTGATATGGTCGGACTGCCTCCACCAGTCAAGGTGGATTCAGGCGGTGGCGTTCATGCGTATTGGCTTTTTGATCGAGACATTCCTACCGAGGAGTGGAAGCCGTATGCACTGAAGTTCAAGCAACTGTGCCTAGACCACATCAAGATTGACCCGGCAGTAACGGCCGATGCTGCACGTATCTTGCGCTGTCCCCAAACAGTTAATTACAAGAACGAGCCAATCGAAACTAAGCTGCTGGATCACGATTTTGGGCAGTACAGTTTTGAAGACTTCAAGGACTTTCTGGGTGTTATTGCGCCGGATACTACAAGTCTTTTGGATATGTTTCCGAAAGGTCTCGACGAGGACACCAAGAAGATTGCTCGTCTGGATAACTACGAGACGACGTTCCAAGACATTGCTGAGAAGAGTCTGGGCGATGAGGGCTGCGCTCAGATCAAGCACATTCTCGTCAATGCTGCCACGTTGGAAGAACCACTGTGGTATGCGGGGTTATCAATCGCACGGCACTGCACCGATTGGGAAAGTGCTATCCATTTGATGTCAGAGGATCACCCCGGTTACAACTATGAAACAACTGTTAAAAAGGCTAATCAAGCATTTGGCAAACCCTTCTCCTGCGACAAGTTCGACCAACTCAATCCCGGTGGCTGTGACGGTTGCCCACTACGAGGAAAGGTCACGAACCCACTTGCTATCGGAAAGCGACTCCTTGAAGCCCCGACACAGGAAGTGTCCGAGGAGGACACAATTCGGATCACGGAGAATCCCGAAGAGGTTCCAACATTCCCTGCCTTCCTGAAGCCATACACCCGTGGCAAGAACGGCGGCGTTTATTTTGTGCCGCCACCAAAGGTGGATGAGGAAGGAGTCAAGATTCAGGACGACCCGGTGTGCTTATCGGTGAATGATTTATTCCCGGTAAAAAGAATGTACAGCACCGCAGACGGCGAATGTCTTTTAATGCGACACTTGATGCAGCACGATCCTATGCGAGAATTCATTTTGCCGATGAGTTCGGTGTATGCACTGGATTTGTTTAGGAAGGTATTGAGTAGCCACAGCGTTACTTTCTTGCCGAACCATATCACTCATTTACAAAACTACATCATCAAGTGGGATCAATACTTGATGAGTAAACACAAGGCGGAGATTATGCGTATGCAGATGGGATGGACAGAGAACCGTGACGCTTTCGTTATCGGTGGAACTGAGGTGACTCCTAGCGGCGAGGTTGTCAAAGCATCCGCGAGTCCTTTGGTTCGTAACATTTCTAAACTACTACGACCCACTGGCGAGTATGACCTATGGAAGCAGTCTGCGAATGCGATGAATGCTCCGGGCTTTGAACTCCATGCCTTTGGTTTGCTGTGCGGATTTGGTTCCCCCTTGATGTACCTGACCCCAACGGCGGGTGTGTGCGTTTCCTTTGCAAGCGCGGAATCAGGCACGGGTAAAACGAGCGCCATGTACTCTGCACTTTCTGTTTGGGGTGACCCGAGAGAACTCAGCGTACTGGATGGCAACGCGACGGATAATGCGTTTGTTGGTCGGTTGCTGAACTTGAAGAACTTGCCGCTTGGTATCGACGAAGCATCCAACGCTGACCCCGAAGCAATCTCCCGTCTGGCTCACCGCATCTCGCAGGGTAAGGCCAAGTTGCGTATGCAGTCTTCAGTCAACGCTGAACGAGACTTGGAGATGACCGCCTCGCTGATTGGAATCTTCACGACTAACTCACCGCTCTACGACAAGTTGCAGCAACTGAAGGCAAGCCCGGACGGTGAGGTGGCTCGTATTGTTGAGTTCGATGTGAAGCGGCCCCATGCCCTAACCCGCGAGTTGGGTATGCAGATGTTTAACCCATTCCGTTTTAACTACGGGCACGCAGGCCCGGAATTCATTAAGTACTTGTATAAGATTGGCGAGGAGCAGATCAAGAGAAAGATCGAAGCTTGGCAGTACCGATTCCGTGCTGACTTTGGTGACGACGTTAGCCATCGCTTCTACGAGAGTCTGGTTGCTGCTGCTTTCGCAGGCGGCGAGATTGCCAACGAAGCCGGGATCACCAACCTTGATCTGGATCACATCTACCAGAAAGTCTTAACTGACATCATGGACATCCGCGACAACGCGGTGAAGATCGATCCGAGCGACTACAAGACTTTGCTTGGCGAGTTCTGCAACCTGAATCAATCCACCTTCTTGATCTTCGACGGTGATCGTTTGGTCAACCAGTACGACCCGAGGCAGTTACTTGGCCGCATCGAGTCGGATACTAAAATGTATTACGTATCCCGTACGGAGTTTAAGAAGTTCTTGTCTACCCGTGGCATCAGCGTACGTAAGTTTGAACACGTTATGACCACGCAGGGACTTCTGGTCAACACCGAGAAGAAGCGTCTTGGTGCAGGGTGGAAGGGTGGCTCAAGTTTCCATCCGGTGTGGGTATACTCGTTCAAGGACGAGAACGTAGAGAATCTGGTGAATGAACTTACAAAGGCTTGAGGAACCGGAGTGGCTGTTCCCGTTTGACTTCATGCAGATTGGGGACAGTTTCTTCGTGCCTACTCTCAAGCCAGCCGAGATGATCTACAAAGTAGATACGTCGGCAAAGAAAGCCAAGATCAGAGTCAAGGTGTACCCGTCTGCAAAGGACGGGTGTCTTGGTGTCCGGGTCTGGAGAGTAACCTAGGGGTTCACGCCGTACTGACGGAACGTCTCGATCATGCCTCGCTTGATGTAGTTCTGCTCCAAGTCGATCTGATCGATGATGTCTCGTTTCTGTTTCGGCGTGTACTCGGTATTACTCTGCACAGCGTTACGGAACGAACGTAGATCACGCAGCCGATTGTTGATCTGCTTGTTGTAGATATAGATGATTGCCTTGTCGTTCGGGTTGCGTTCCATGTAACGACGTAGCGGTGCTACGTCACCATTTAGTTTGGCGAGGTTCTCCAACGAGCGCAGGGCGTCGGCCTTGTCCTTGATCTTGCTCTCTACCTGTGCAAACTCACGGGCGTCATAGTTCGACTTACGACCCACGAAGCTACTAAACAGGACGAGATCTGCCTTGGCGTCAAAGTCTTTCTGGCCAGAAGCCGTAAGTCCGATGCCGTAGGCACTATGAGCAATTCTTGAAATACCGTCTAAGTAATTATTAGTCCAGAAGTACAGAGTGTTGGGCTGAACCTGCTGCTCACCGTTCGTGAACCTGAAGATGCCTTCAGCCATCGTCTTGTAGAGTTCAGGCACGTTCTTGCCGCCAGTGAAAGCCTCACCGTACTTCGTGGCTCGATTGTTGTAGATCTCACGGCCAAGGCCGTCTACGTTCATGGCGAACTCAACAAACGGACGCGCAGCCGAAGGCACGATGGAGTCCACAATCCACGCCGGGAAGTTCTCCGTGGGGTCGATACGCGACACCGGCAGCGGCATGAACGAGTCCATAGCGATGTTGGTCATGTTCACGGCCATGTCCTTGACCGATGTCTTGCCGAAGGCTGTGCCTGCTACCTGTGCACCGGCAGCGCCGAACGCACCCAGACCGAAGCCCCACGGCAACTGCATGTACCCTTCCTTACCGATGATGTTCAGCGGCAGGCGCAGGTTGCGAGTCCACAAGGCCATGTCATCAGTCTCGACCTTGTTGCGACCGAACTCGTCATCGTCGGACGCCATGTATGCCATAAGATACAGAGTCGCCCCTGCACCCATCAGGCCATACATCATCCCCTTGGCCATGTCTCGCTGCTTAATAAAGTTCTCGCGGTACTGCGCCATAGCCTCCGGGTTGTCACGGATTGACGGCGGGAGCCGTGCCTCAAGGTTCTCTAGCCTCTGGAACAGCGGAGCGATTGAGTCAAACGCACGGACAGCACCCGTCGCAGCGGGACGGAAGAACATGAACAGCGCACCTGCCTGCTTACCGTACTCACCAACCTGTTCGAAGTTGGCTAGGTTCTTGGCGTAGGCAGCGGCTTCCTGACGGGCTTGAGGCTCAGTTAGTCCTCGTGCCAGAGCATTGCTCTTGGCCACAGCGTAGGCAGCGGCGCGGCTAGTAAATTCAAACGAGTCTGCCCAGATATCGACCCACTTGTTGATCTGGTCGGACGTACGGGCGTACTTCTGGTTGCCAATGCTCTTGGCCAACTCTTCCTTCTGACCTTGCAGAGCCAGACCTTGTACGTACGACACCCGGCCACCCTCTTGCAGGTACTCGTAGATGTTGCGTACGTCTTGGTCTTTCTTGGCCAAAGCTTCAATTTCATCGACCCGGCCCTCGGCATACATCTTTGCGATGCGACCCGTCTTGGCCATACCCATCTTGCCGATCTGCACAGCCACCGCGCCGATGTAATCGAACGCAGCTTTCGGACCCATTTCTGCGCCCATCGTGAAAGCGTTGGTTAGCGCATCGCGGACGAAGTTGTACGGGTAGAACGCCGGGTTGTACCGGGTGTGGAAGTGGCCGATGCCGCTTGTGATCTTGTTGGCAAACTCGATGAACGGGCTTGGCGTCTGGTAGGCACGGCGAATGGCATCGCGCATTACCTTGTCGTTGATCGAGTAGACCTCGATGTTACCTTCCTTCGTGTAGTGGAAGATCTTGTTTTCGCCACGGTACTCAGAAGGATCGAAACCCTTATATCGATCCTCAAACTTGATGACCTTGGGATTCTTGCTGCCGCGAATGTACTTCTTGTCAATGAGATTCTTAATGGCTTGCGTAACACCGCTACGCCCGGCCCGCATCGCAGACTTGGTGCCATCCGCCAACAACTGCAAAATGACGTTATCGGAGTCAGACTCACGACCTTCCGCAGCTTGCGCTGCTTCTGACAACTCTCCACTCAAACGACGGCCACCGAGTTCAAACCGCTCGTCACCCTCGCTAACGTCAGTTTCCTTGGGCGGCTTACCCTTGAACGGCACGTAATGCTGATAGCCGTAGAAATCGACGATGTTATCCACCGGCTGCGACCAGTAGTTTGCCTGCCGATCCAGCATCTTGGAGTTTTCTTTAATTTGCTCCATCGCGGCCAGCATTTCTTGCAGCGGCTGAGCCGTAGCCGGGTTGTTGGAGTCAGCGTCAAAATCCTTCTTGATGTCATCGATGAGAGTCTTATTCATCGGACCAATGACGGTGTACTCCGGGGCGTTCTCATCAAGAGACATCGTACCCGGCTTGGCTTTTATTGTGCTGGCCCCATTACGGTCTTTGTACTTGGCTACAAGTTGCTCTAATACATCGCGGTACTGCTTGGCTTTGCCGCTACTGACCAGATCATTTGGCTTATGCAACTCACGCAGAATAAACTCGCGGAGCATCGCAGGGGTGCCTTCAACACCAAGCACAGCGCTTTTAACTTTAGTCGTATTGTTCAGCGGCACATTCACCAAATACTTGATATGCCTACGCTCTGGCTCGTGCAGTGCGGTCAGATACATATTCAAGCGGCCTAGCGCGTCATCGACGTTGATACCCTTGGCGTCAGCGTAGTTTCTAATGGCTTTGTGAACGTCGTCGTAATGACGCTGCATATACTGCGTCATGTTGTGGAAAGCCTTACCGGACGACAGGGCAATCAAGTCATAGATGTTGTTGGCGTTTTCGCCGTCGTAACGAATCAATCCTGCACGGCGCAACTGTTCTTGCAGCCACACCAACGGGCGACGGTCGTTCTGGAATTTACGTGCCAGCCACTCGTAACCGTCTTGACCACTCATGAAGTTAGCCAATTTCTTTAGAGTGCTAGGTTTGTCGTACTTCTGAGCATCACGCTCTGCGGACTTTCGATAAGCTTCATCCGCAGTCATTTGCGTGGTTGGAGCGACTATTACTGCCCCACGAGCACGACCTTTACGGGCAGGCAAAGGAGCCACATCAATACCCTTCTCAGGAGTCGAGAGGATGTACTGAAGCGCCTGCGATGCCTCAAGCAGAAGGTTGCCTTGGTAGCCAGCCTCACCCGGAAGCATACGGCTCATGCCGGGGACTTGGGCAGTTTCATCCAGCATCCGCGCTTTCGTGCCTTTGCGCGAGTCAATACCGAACATCCGAGCAAGGGCTTCTGTGAATTGGTTCCACAGACTAGTTACCCGCTTGGTGTACTTGCCAAGGTTAGGCCGCGAGATCTTGGACAGTTCGCGTTGCAGATCTTTGTTCGTAGCCACGCCGCTAACGAACTCGTAGACGTTTTCAAAGTCGTTGCGATAGCGACCGCCAAGACGCTTCTTGGCCTCGGTAAAGATCTTTATCATCTGATCCGCAGCATCTCGCTGCGTTTCAGTCAGGCTGTCAGGCTGCGTCTCGTATGCACGAAGTACTTTGACGGTGGCTGCGTGTACTGCCTCGTGTAGAACAATCTTTTTGGAAAGTCCGTCACGGGTAAAGTAGAACGTGTTGGTCTGCGGGTCATACTCCGCCAGTTTGTTTTCTTGGCGAAGACGGGTAAATACGTTCGGGTCCGCGTTGTTATCGCCTTCGATCTGTACGGCAGAATCTGCAAAGCTGATACGACCAAGTGTCTCCGTCAGGCCCGACAGCACTTCATAGGCAGCGATATTGGCACGACGCTTTTCATCCTTATCTACGCGCCCCATGCCGATGGTCGGCTTACCCTTGGCTTCAGCTTGCTTCCTGCTAACTATCTCATCAGCAATTTCTTCCTGAAGTTGGTCTTCCGCCTGCCCCGGTGCAGCCCTTTGCGTTCTAAGTACTTCTTGTCCCGGCTGAGCCTGAAGCTCACGCGCACCTTCGGCAGCGGATACACCCAAGAAGTCAATTACGTTATTGATACCTTTACGCAGTGCGGATTCAAACTGTGCAGTAACAGGCTGTACTTTTTCTTCCGCAGTCAAGCCACCCGCATCTTCACGGGCAGCGCGGCGCTGAGCCTCGGCTTCTGTGCCTTCCAACTCCGCATCAATTTCTTCTTTGCTCTTGAACGGCTGAGCCTGCTGCGTAGCAAGCGTAGTAATGAAATTAAGTTCGTTCCGTAGAGCAACTATTTCGCCATCAAGCTTGGCTTCTTTCTTCCCGTAGTCTTTAGTTTTGTTTATCGGAAGTTTGCTAAGTGCTTCGGTTGCTCTCTCAATTTTAGCCGTTAGGTCAAGAATATCCGCAATAGTGTCTTCGTCTGCCTGTTCAGGCAGCATGGTGCGAAGATTGTTCAGATTGGCCGTGACTTCATTCAGTTGTACACGGCGCTGTTCTTTGCGCTCAGCAACCTCTGCCTTGGCAGCAGCTAATCTAGTCTTGCGTGTTTCTTTCTTTAGTGGAGGCTGGCCTGCTTCTTCTCCTGCAACAGACTCATCAGGAGGAAGTGGAGCACCCCCCAGTCCTGCACGTTCAGTGTCTGTAAGGTCGGGTCCTGCGGTAGTGAGTCCTGATGGAGGCACACCAGCGCCTCCTGTAACTGCTCCAGTGTCAACCGGCTCAGTACTGATTCCTGCAACAGATTCATCTGCGATTTCTCCTTCGGTAGGAGTAGTAGTGGGGGTCGCAGCCGTTGTTTCAACGGTGCTAGGAGCAGTGACTTGAGGGGCGGCAGCAGCCTCGGCTGCTTGGGCTTGTTGTGCCTGCGCCGCTGCAACTTGAGTAACCGTAGGTTCTGTGGTCTCGACAAGATCAGTCTCGCCTTCTTTACCAACGTAAGGAAGAACATCTACTTCAGGCGGATTGACTTTGAACTTACCGTCTTTTGACGAAACAACTTTATTGTCACGTAGTTTCTTCATCAAGACCTTGGCTTCCTTGACGGACACGCCCAGATCCTCAACGAGTTTGTTTACGTGATCGCTGACTTTAACTTCGTCGCCTACCTCACGGATGGCGCGTTCAGCATTCATTAACACTTCATCAGAGACGGCTGCGGCAGGGCGCAGTTCCTTCTCAAGTTTTTCAGCCGGGGTTTCCTCGCCCTTCTCGGCAGCAAGTTTCTCAGCGGCTTCTTTCTTTGCCTGCTCTTCAGCGAAACGTTTTTCGCGGATGGCTTCTTCTGCGCGACGCTTTTGGTCACGAGTGCTGACAAAACCTGAAGCACCACCAAGGCCACCGCCAAGCAGTACGGCACCGGCACCAGCTTCGATGTACTCTGCACGAGCTTCGGGATCACTGAGAGACAGCCCTGCCTGCCAACGCTCAACGGCGGTCTGCGCGATTTCTTGCGGAACTTCGAACGCAACACCCTTGGCTATGCCACGAGCAACGCCGCCTTTGTAGGTAAGAGTTTTGTTCTGTATGGCTTCAGCAAGTTTGCCTTCAGCTTCCTTGGCCGCTTTCTCACCACCCTCTCCAAAGATCTTTCCAACTAACGGGAAGGATTTGAACAGTGGCTGGAAGAACTTAAACCCAACAACGTCGAGTGCAGTTGATGCACCGGCAGCGGCGACAGCCTTGCCAACAGATGTTTCTTCAGCCTGACGACCCTCGGCCAGAGCACGTTCTTGCTCCTCAGCCTGCCGAATAAGATTTGAAGTCGTGTATTGCGTACCCAGCGTAGCGACGCCACCAACCGGACCCGTAGCCAACGCAGCGGCACCCGGCGCAACCAACGCACCAACAGACGAGCCAGCAACTTGCTTAGCCCAGTCAATCGCAGACGGAAGGTCTTGGATATCAGCAAATGAAGTCTTGGCGAGTTCGTCCCCACCAGCCGCTTCAAGAAGTTCTTTGCGAGCCGCAGCCTTTTCTTCAGGAGTCTTGGCCGCAGCAAATTTAGCCGCAGCAGGCGCAGCACCAAGAGTGGCAGCGGATTCTTTCAGGGACTCGACAAAGCCAGCCTGCTGTTTGCCACCTACTCCCTGTCGAAGAGCTAGTTGTCTACGAATCGCAGCAATAACCTGCTCACGAGTAGCCCCTGCCGGACCATCGATACTGTAAGTTCTACCGTCTGGTCCAGTAATTCGGTAAGTAGGCATTTTTAGTTAATTTCCAAATTGCCCCAGCTTCCTTCGCCGCCTTGCGCTCCACCGCCAAGCATATTAAGCGGGTTTTTAGCATCTGCTTCACGCTGGCGTCTTTCAGTTTCTAGCATTTCTGCCATGATGCGTACATCAACCTGACGCAAGTCAGCCAGTTTCTTAAGTATAACCCGTGCTTCTGACGGATTTCTGGCATTAAGGTAAGCGTCTTTAAGGCGTTCCTCAGCACCTCTATCTTTTCTGCTGGCAGCAATCTGCTCACGTTGTAGTTGCGTAGTAACACCAAACCGTTCGGCTTCCGTCTTGGTGTCGGCAATCTTACTTTCTATGCCGCGAATTTCTTTTCTAGTTTCACGTTCAAAGTCGATGTCACGGTCGATCTGACCTTCACGACGCTGCTGTTGATAACGCTGCAAGGACATGACTTTATCTTCCAGATCATTCTGAAGGGCACGATATTCCTTGTTGATATCGCCCAGCATCTTGCCGCCTTCACCAGCGCCTTCAGCCAAAGCACCCAAGAAAGTAGCGCCCGGACGAGACGCAGCAGCAGCCATCTTGAATCCAGCCTGCGCCAGAGCAAGGTAAGCATCGCGCTTCTTGTCGCCAGATAGACCATCAATTCGCTCTTGAATCTTCTTCAACTGAGTCGGAGTCATGTCCTCAATGCCAGCGGCACGGTAACGAGCCTCACGATCTTCAGGCTTAGCGTCACGAAGTTCTTTGACTTGCTGCTCAAGCAACTTAACGCCCTCGTTGGCCGTGGCGAGACTCATACCAGCACCGGGCATACGAGCGCCTTGCTGATCTCCAAACATTCCAGCTAATGAAATAAAATTTCTATCCTCTGCGGGGGTTCTTGGCCCACCTCTTTTTGGCGGTCCCTTTGATGCAGCGGCAGCGGCAGCCGGGTTTACTGAAGCAGCAGCGGCAGCGGGAACTGTGTCCGGAGCAGGCGCAGATTTACCAAGATGCGGACGGCTTTTTTCTACACTGGCTCGCATCATCGCGCCAATATCTCGTGGTTCAGGAGGAGCCATGCTTTGCTCGTTACCTGTCACCATGCGTCGAAGTTGGCCGCGCAGAATCGTAGCTTTGTTAAAGTCGCCTGATTGTTCTGCTTCGCTGATAAGTTCAAGAAGTTGTTTCTTAGCAGCCTCAATCGGAGTGCCGCCCTCTTGGAACGCAACGATGCCGCCCTCTGCAAACTGAGCACGCTCCATGACAGGAGCCGGTAGATTGGCAATACCCTGCTCACGATTCGGCGGCGGAGCCATAGGCGCAGCAATACCTTGACGGGACTGAGCATCGATATCTTGGGCCACCGTGGACTGCGGAGGCTGAGCGTTGCCCCCTTGCTGACCTGCGCTCTTGAGGCGCTGATACTTCATGACCAGACCAGCAAGGCGGGGATCTGCCCCCATCGACATCAGGAACTGCGGCACCTGCTCGGGAGGGATCTTCTTCTCCGAGATGAACTTTTCCGTGGCTGCAACACGAGGATCGAGTGCATTCAGACCTGAAATATCCATGATGGCTTAACCCTTCATTGCGCCATAAATACCGGCGAGGCCGGTGCCAGCACCGATCAACTGACCCATCGCGCTTGGCGGGGCTTGGTATAGCGATGATATCGCGCCCTGTGCCGGGGTACCACGCAGGATATCCGACATGAAGCCAAGCTGTGCGTACGGGTAACGCTGACGAGACAAGAAGTCTTGGTACTGCTGCTCCAGACGCTGTTGTTCCAAAGCCTGAAGTTGAGCACCCGCACCCATCTGCGCCTGATTGATTGCCTGCTGCTGGCCAAACTGAGTCTGACCCAACTGACCAAGAGCACCTGCCGCAGCCAACTGTTGCTGAATGCCCTGCAAGCCAAGGTTCGCACCGAACTGGCGAGACTGATCCGCAAGCTGCGCTCCCTGCAACCCAAACTGCGCCATCTGGCCACGTTGACCAAGAGCCTGCTGCTGAGCCTGAAGTTGTGCGGCCTGATTAAGCTGCTGAGATTGCAACCCAGTCTGGGCACCCAACTGCTGCGTACCAAGCAACGCTTGGAGATTCGCCTGACCCGAAGTAAGTCCAGCCTGCTGATTGGCAAGTTGCGATTGCATACCCTGCTGAGCGATGAACTGACGACGAGCCTGCTCCGCGGCGAGGTTCTGCTGACCGACGTTGAAACCCATCTGCTGATTAGCAAGGGCAGCCTGCAACCCTTGTTGTGCGCCAAGACCCTGAGTCTGCAACTGAGCAGCCAAGTTCTGCTGACCCGTAGTAAGACCCGCAGCCTGATTGAGACGTTGAGCCTCCAACGCTTGCTGAGCATTGAGTTGCTGAGCCTGAAGTCCCGCAGCCAAGTTCTGCTGACCCGTAGTGAGTCCTGCTTGTTGATTAGCCAACGCAGCCTGAAGACCCGCTTGAGTACCTAACTGCTGAACGCCAAGTCGAGCCGCCAGATTCTGCTGACCCGTGGTAAGACCCGCAGCCTGATTAAGCTGCTGAGCCTGCATAAGAGCCGCACGATCTGCGCCGAACTGCTGCTGTGCCTGTTGGAAGGCTTGCTGACGACCTGTGGCTTCGATATCTCCAAGGCGATCCTGCAACCCACGACGGGCTTCAGCTTGAACAAGTGCCTCACGAGTACCACCTTTAGCACCTGCACGAGCCGCCGCAGCACCCATACCGGGCAACTGACGAGCATAGTCTTGAACAGCGGCTTGCTTCTGCTGCTCCACCACATCCTGCATGTAGGGAGACATGTACTCACGAGCCTGACCGATGCCAAACTTGTCAGCCTGAACACGCTCAGCAGGACCCATCTGATACTGTTCTAAGCCACCAATCCCAACTCGTTCTGGGCCGCCCATGCCAAGAGCCTGAGCGTTATATGCCTGAACTTGTTGAGCCGGACCCATCTGGAACTGTTGCAAATCAGGAGCACTAACTGCCCCCGGTCCACGCATCGACAACTCGCCGTAGCCTGTACCCTGAACTTGCTGCGGCTGACCCATCTGGAACTGCTGCAACTGCGGAGCCTGCGTCGTGCTGTACGACAAGTCCATCGGCTGATAGAACTGACGCTCCTGCATCGGCTGGTACGACCCGGCCAACTGCTGTGCCTGCAACCCGGCAAGTCCTGCAAACCCGGTGGCCTGACCAATCTGACTGGCTGGACCCATTCCACCGATGTTTTGATAGGCTTGCTGCTGAAGCGGGTTGAGTCCCGCCATGCGCTGACCGCCGTACTCTTGATACGGTTGGCCATAAGTAAGTTTCTCTGCCTCACCGAGTACACGGGTGGCATACGGTTTCGCCCAATCCGGTATCGTGGTTTGGGTAATTGTTTGTTGGGTAGGTGCTGAACTACCGCCGCCGCCACTGCTCATAGTGAACCCTCGTCAAAAAATTTTTCGAACACGACGGTCTTAACCGTATAGCCACGCTTTTTGACATGTGGCTCCCAACCGGGGCGACCAAAGAACTCGATTCCCGCACAGCCAGCATCACGGGCAAACCGATCAGCCTTCTCGTGCATGGAATCTTCCACGTATCTCATGTGGTTCGGATTCATCGCGCAGTATTGGATGACGAACATCTTGCTCTGCGGATACTGTTTGATTTCCGTAATCACATAGCCGTGAATTTCTTGAGTGTCGGGGTCAAACACGACCCACAACTGCATCTGCCCGGTCAATACAAAACGGACAATATCATCCACGCTGGAACGACCCTTCGTCCAACTCTCAGACTCCTGAAGGAATCGAAGCAACGGCGCGACCATGTAACTGATCTGACCGTATGGGATTAAAGAGATGTCGAGATTCATCAAGCGTTCCAGAGACCGTTATTCCACGAATACGAAGAAGACGGATTTTGTTTCATCTGTTGCAGTTGAGCCGCTCTTTGAGCTTCAGCCGTTTTCGCCATTTCCATTTGTGCAAGAAGTTGAGGATTTTGCTGTTGTAGTGGACCAAAACCACTAGGAGATGGCGACGACGGATAAGGCACGGAACCACTCATCCCACCCATCAAACTACCAAGCCCACCGCTGTAATTGGGTTCTGGCATGACTGCTCTTGTGGCTTCGACGGGTGGACCGAAAGAATCAATCCGCATATCAGAGTAATTCACGGGCGGAGCGCGAGTAGGATACTCACTAGGCGTCCGAAACTGCATATCACTCATTCCCATATCACCTATTCGCATATCCGGCATAGGACCAACCGGATACTCTCTACGCGGCATTACAGCGGGGCGAGCCATAGGAGGCGTATCAGGCATGACCCTTTGCTGAATTGGAGTAGGTCCAGACACATACCGCATTTCATCTACGGGCGGTGCTCTCTCAATAGGCGAACCCGGCGAATACGGACGAGCGTAAGCATTGCCGCCACGCATACCACCAAGCCCGTACTCCATGCGAGGCTGCGTAAACGCCTGCTGATAGAACGACGGCTGCGAAGGCGGCATATAAACAGACGGCTGCTGTTGATACGGACTCTGGGCAGAAGGAAAACCCCCCTTTCCACCCGGCGCAGGTGCGCTGCCATAACCGTTCTGCTGCGAGGCAGGAGAGTCAATCCTGACTTGGTTGCCGCCACCGGTCATGCCGGTTGAATAGTTTGAGCCGCCTGAACTCATGATTACTTCCTCGGCAGATACTTATCGGCTTTGACGGCCGGGGCTTGTTTGGTGCGCCCAGTGCGTGCCCTACGAATATTATCCATCATTTTGTAAAGTTTGCGCGAGCCAGCTTCGGACGAACCGTTACCAAGGTGCGAAACAACATCAGCAGGAACGACGAATTCACCGTCAGCTAACCGAGCCGGTTGACGACCTTTACGGCCACGAATCTCGGCAGGGATGTTGTCTGACATGCCATCGCCCGGACCACGCAGCATACGGCCACCGTCAGAGTATCCACCCAACGAGCCGCCGCCAGAATACATGTTATTGAACTCGCCAAAGTTCTCCATGTAGTTCTGCATACCGTAGTCTTCCATGCCTGATTTAGACATGTTGCCCATACCGCCCATACCACCGGTCATGCTCAGATACGGGTTGTCGTACATTGGGTCAGCAAACTGATTGATATCGGTCAAATTGCCAGTGGGCATATCTGGATTGTTTTGGATGCCACGAAACATATCCAAAGCGTTGTTACCATATCCGGGGATTTGGGACATATCAAAGCTGTCTTGCGGAATGCCCCCACCCATACCGATATTCATGCCGGTATTTAGGCCACGGTCTGCACCGCGATCCATATTAGAGTTCATCCCAGCGTTGCCACCGTATCCCGGCAACTGCGTGTAGTCGAGATTGTTAAAGTCCGGCGTGTACCCTTCAACAAACGGATTCGCTACACCGCCCATGCGAGTGGTGTTGAAGTTCTGGTTCTGGTTAGCACCCATGCCTGCATTGCCGCCGTTGTAATTACGCAACGCATTCTCAACATCTTCTCTATTAATGTTGAACTGATTGAGCATGTCCCAGTCGATATCTTGATCCCAGCCGGGTTTTGGACCGTCTCTCTTAGGTTCGTCCTTCTTGGGTTCATCCTTCTTTGGCTCATCCTTCTTCGGTTCATCCTTGGGAGGAGGTGGCGGAGGAGCCACGTAAGTCGGAGAAGTCTTAGGCGCAGTCGGCCCAGACGTAGCGACAAACTTGTTCAGATCAGTCATGTACTGCTGAAGCGCCGCGTTCTGTTGAGGTGCCTGCGGGGGAGCCAAGAGGCTCTGATAGTAGCTCTTTAGGTCTTGTTGTGGCTGCGGAGCAACATCGCCACCCTCGGCATAACCCGGCAGACCGGGGTACTTCTTAACGTACTCACCGCCAAGGAAGCCCTTCTCCGGGTCATATCCCTGAGAAATGTAATACAGGTTCTCTTCATCCGAACCCTTCGGCGGTTTGTACTCAGGAGTCATGGCGTTAGCCACACCCATGCCAAGGCCAGCCACGCCAGTAGTGCCGAGAGTTGACCCCAGACCCTTCGCCGCAGCGCCGATGCCAGCATCGCCAAGTGCCTTAACACCGCCCAGAATGTTGGAGCCGTAGGTCTTGACTCCTTGTTCTGCTGCCTGCTTCGCAGCGCCGGTAAGTGCAGCCTTGGCACCCTCACCGCCCAAAGTCTGTTGCAATGCAATCTTGTCCGCACCGGCTTTAGCCAGAGTGCCTGCACCCGCAAGACCGCCAGCCAGACCCGCGCCGCCGTACGCGCCAAGACCCGCCATCAAGCCCTTGCCAAGATCACCCGTACGGATAGTCTCGCCAGCACCGACAAGGCCAGCCGCCGCAAGGGGGCCAACACCGGGAATAAATGACAAGCCGATACCGAGCAGCGTCGGGAGCAACTTCTTGAGGAAGGATGCTTCGTATAGTCCCGTTTCGGGATTGATAGACAGGCTACCACCAGCGGCCATAGCAAGGCTCTGCAACCCTTGGACTTCCTCGGGAGCCATGTGGATAAGCATCGAGTCCCCGTTCCGACCTTGGGAAGAGAGAAGGGAGGCGATGCCGCCTGAAGGATAATTCACATTCATACTTCCCCCACGGGGTCAAGTTTTACGAATACTATCACTGGTTGGCCTCGTAATTCGATACCCAGTTGACAGTCATGATGATCGACGGGATGGCTGGTCTGTTATTGGAAGCGGCTTCGTGCGCGATGATTACGTTAGTGTCAGCGGCTTCCCAAGCCAATTCAAAATAGTCCCCTGCCTCCATCACAAGCACGAAGTTCCAAGCAGCCACGACTTCGTTGTTGGGACCGTCAATGACCATTTTGGTGTTTGAATCTGGGACGTTGACTCCGTTGATTCTCGGCCAGATATAAACCGCGCTTGCGCTACCGCCGGACTTGTCCAACTGAGCCGAGAACTGGAAGTTATAAACCCCAGTCTCGTTGACGAATATCTTCGACGTTGGGACGCCGCGAGTAATTTTAAATTCAGAAACAACTGAATTGTACGTAAACAGATTGACTCTATTGGTTACCGGATTTGTTTGCGTCGTAGTGTCGTAATACGAAGCATGAGGCGTAGGCGAGTTGACCTTGCTTGTCAGGCTTGTAAAGAAAAGTCGTAATACGCTCGACAACTGATCCTGATATTTCCGTTCGTAAGCATTCGGAGCAACAGGAAGACTTGGAGGTACGACACCGCGAGGATTTGCCATCAGCGTCGTCCGTCTGGTCTAATATCAATACGCATCGCGCCTACCTGCCAAGTCTCACCAAGGCCGGTAGAAGCCACACGAAAGGCAACCTGCCTCCCTCTGATGCGGGTATAGACCTGCCCGTTATATTGATCAGCCGCAATCGGAATAGTCGCAGTCACATACGGGCTGCTTGTTGAGTTATACGCCGAGCCTGAGTTCTGCCTAGCCTTGATAGTCAGCAGCACATTTGGCGCATTTGGGTTTGGGCTTGCATTCGTACCCGCTGTCGATCCATCAAAAGTCAGGTCAGGCAAGATACGCCAGACGTAGGCGAAGTTATGTCCCTCACCGATATCAAAGTCCGACGACTCAATATGAGCAATGATGGGTTGCGGAGCCGGGCCTGAGTCATCGTCAAGCCCAAACTCGTGGAACAGAACTTGGTTCGGTACTCGCAGCGTCACATCTGAGTTGATTACATGGCTTGCAGCGGTAGTACCGTTTACTCCACGGACGCAGTTCGGCAGTTGGTTCGGGTTAACCGTTGACTTGCCGCTATAGGAGATCTGCTCCGAGTCGATCAGCACCGTGCCTGCCTCTGGGTAAGAAGCTCCGTTGATCAAATTGATCGTGGTCTGCGAAGCATCAATAGCGCCATCGAGGTAGGACGACTGAACGCCAAACGCCAGCAACGGGTACTCACGCAAGCTTTGTTCAGCCCACGCTGTACGATTCAACGTGCCGTAATACCAGCTTTGCTCAAGATAGTTGTAGATGACGTAGCTATCGTTGACCGTGCTATTGGCAGACGGGTAGAACCACCAGATCTCACTGAAGCCTTCGTTATGTCCGCAGACGACCTGCGCGGCTTGAGATTGGTTGAGGTTATTAAAGACAAACGTACGCAACGTACACGGCAACGTCTCGACACGACCGGTATAGGCGTAGAACTTATCTCGTCCCATCCAATACGTGACGTTGTTCACAGTCCGCAGACAGTTCTGCGAGATGATCGAGATATCTTGGTCTAGGAGGTTAAAACTCCACACGAACGGAGGCCCGATGTACTGCATCGAATAGATGGCAGCGTCAGTCCATAGCAACAATTCTTGACGAGAATTATCTGCCGCCACAAGGAACGAGCCGTGTGACATGCGTTGTTCACCTGACTGGTTAGTGACTTCAGGCACCCACTCCCAAGGATTATCTTGGTCAGACCAGCGCACGAGAAGCGGATCAAAGTCAGTCGTGAAGTCAACCGGGTTGTACGGCGTAGCGCCTAGACAAATTGTGAAGTCGTTAATGGCTGAGTCGATGATTAGATTTACTTCTCGCGGAACGTGACGCCCAGCGTAGCTGAAGTCCAAAGTCAAAGTGCCCGATGCGGTCGCGGCATCAGACAAAGGGACGGTCAAGCCGCCAGCCCAAGTCTCAAGGACGTACGCGCCAGCAGGGATGTTCGCCCCAGTTACGACCGCGCCAGTATTGATACCAGTTGCATCAGAGACAGTAATGGTCGTTGCGCCAGACGTAGTTACGCCCACGCTTGAAAATTTAACGACCGTGTTGGCTTTGTCTGAAAGCGTAACTGCGCGTGCCCAAGTCGTTGTGTCGCGCTCCCAATAGAAAACTTCTCCGGCACGTTCAGCAAAGATGATGTCGTTACCGAAGTTAAATGCCGACCAGATACGCAGCGGGACGCCTTCTGGAATTGACGAACCCCAGCCGCCAGCGCCCCACGGAGGACCGCCCCAACCTACACCGGTTGTATATACAGCGTTGCCTGCATTGATATCGAACGAGGCGACTACCGCTGAACCACCGCCCGTAACAGCAGATACGTTGATTGACGGAGAAAAGATGGTGAACGTGTTGGTGCTAGGTATGGAGACAACTTCATACTCGCCGTTTATATACAGCGGCTGACCGCCCACAGTCAGCGTAGTTGCCCCTGAGAACGATACGTACGTGCCGAGCGAAAGACCGTGAGAAGTCTTGGCGACAAATATGTTCCGAGTATTTGCCTCAGTAGTGAAAGGATTAACGGTCAGGCTCGCCGTAGAAGCAAGCGGAGTGATGTCGTTGTAGTCACCGCCCAACTCCATGTAGACCTTCTGATTGGTCCCGACGAACATCAAATTCAGTCCGTCTGTGGTGACATAGTTCCAGAGATATCGGGCAACGCCTTCATAGGTATCGCCAGTATCAGAGGAGTTAGTCCAGCCGCCGATCTTCTGGGCATAGCCAGACCGGAAGCGAACTTTGTCGCTGCTGTAGTAACCACCCTCATTCGCGTAGTTAGTGGACTCGCGGTTTACGCCGGGACGGAATTGAAGCTTTTGCAGTGCCATCAGGCAACTCCAGATAGATACAGCGCACGTTCGTCGTTACGCCGTTTGACCAGACCCGGCAGCACTCTACCACCCGCCTTCGTCCACTTCAGGAATTCATCAGCCGCCTCTAGCAACTCGCCCCGGTTTGTTTTCATCCGAAGGGAAGAACGCTGAAGATTGCCGAGGCCCACGTTGAAGGCAAAAGATACGAGACTATCGAAGATTCCTTGATTGCCAACAGCAGCAGGGCAAAGTCGAACCACACCACGCTCAAACCGGCCAAGGTCTTGAGCAAGTATCCGGTCCACCTCGTCCATCGTGAGAGTACGATCCCATCCCTCGGGTATCGGTAGATCTTTGCGTTCATTAAATGGGATAGCGGTGTGTTTCGGATCAATCACGTGGCCGACACCGACAGTCCACAAGAGGGCAGGGCAGCGGTAAGGCTTGGTCCGTACCCCCTCGTGATGTTTGATCATGTCGATGGCAGCCTTGGAGACTTTCACTTCTTGCCGAACGCCTGCGTGCCGAACCAAAAGGCGATAATTGAAGACAGGATCAGCATCTCGTCATCCGAGAATACTTCTGCCATCGCAGCCGCAAACGGCACACCCGTGTTGTAGGCGTACCAAACACCAGCAATGTTGATGGCGACAAGCTCCAGCACGAAGATGTAAGTGACGACCGGACGGACAGAAGCCCGGAGGTTGATCATCCACTGACTCGCGCCTTTGCCGATTTCCATGTCGTGCTGATACAGGGCTTGACGTTCCTCGGCAGCGGTCTGAACTTGGATCTGCTCCAACTTGATCTCTTCGACCCGTGCCTGAGCAAGGAAGCCCTTCTCAGCCAAAGCCAACTCACGCTCTTTCTGAGCGGCGACCAAAGCCAACTCATGCTTCTTGTCCTGTCGATCTTGGAAGATTTGCAGGATCTTAGGCAGCCCACCTGCGAGGAACGACAGGAAGGTTGAGATCATCGTCATCATGGATGCGTCCTCTTGTACTCATCAAACTCGGCTTTGAGCTCTTGGATGGCTTTGATTAGCGGAGCAATCATCTCTTCGTAACCGATAGACAGCACATCCTGACCGCCGTTGATCTTGTGATCTTGGTAGCCACCGAAGTCCACGCCCATTGCATCCATCGTGGCTTTGACTTCTTGAGCAATCAAACCTTGATGGAAACGATTACGCTTTTTAGAACCGTCGTGCGTCAGGTTCTCTAACTTACAAGCTTCGCTATATGCATCCCATTCTTCCTGAGTCGCATCTTTTGCTGGTTTAGCAGGGCGATAGTCTTCTCGCATATCCCAACGAAATTTGCGAGGTTGCAACGCCATGATGAAACTCAAACCAAGATCGGTGTCTTGGATATCAGCTTTATCACGAGCATCTGAACGATCTTGGACAGCGCCATACGCATACGTCGTTGTCGTTGCGTTACCAAGTTGAACCTGACTGCCACCAGTAACAGCAGAGTCATACCCAAGACAAGTGGAGTTACTGTAGTTGCCAATCAAATATGCAGAATCACCCAGCGCGGAATTAGTACCGCCTGTAGTTATATTATTTCCGGCTTGATACCCAACTAGGGTATTTGCTGGGCCATTTGTCACGTTTTGACCCGCATACGTGCCAATCAACGTGGCCCAGTTAGCAGTTGTTAAGTCAAATCCCGCCCCATATCCAACAGCCGTGTTTGAGCCACCACCGGTGGCCACGTTAAGAGCATAAGCGCCTACAGCGACGCTTTCTGAAGTTGTCGAGGTTCCACCGCCTTGCATCGCACCGCGCCCAATCGCAGTGTTAAAACTGCCAGTTTGGTTATATGCAGAAAGATATCCAACAGCCGTGTTGCTACTTCCAGTTACATTCGATCTTGCCGCGCCATAACCTACAGCAGTCGTAAAGTTAGCGGTTGTGGCTGAAAGCCCAGCCTCATATCCGACCATGACGGAATTTGCGCCGGTAGTCACTGCCGTGCCAGCGTCGTATCCAATAAAAGTGTTTTGTGCACCACTAGTAACGCTGTCGCCAGCGTTAAGACCGAACGCCGTCAAAGCGGCAGTTGTCGTGCCGTTTACAGAACTAATCGCCAAACCAACATCAGTACCGTTAGATACCAAAATCTGCTTGGTACCTCTTGGGATTTGCACGCCTGTTTGACCAGCGACCTTCATAGTGATAGTGCCGGACGAACAGTTGTTGTAGACGAAATAGAGCTTTTTGTTAGACGGGACGATGACTGTGCTGCCCTCACCCGTGAACTCAAGGCTCATGTTCCGAGCCACACCGCTTGAGCCGTTCGGGATGGTCAGGGTGAGCGTTGTTCCCGAGGTTAGAGACTGAACCTCATAACCACTGATGGCCTGCTCAAGCAGGGTTCCCAAGTTAGTATTAGTGATATCACCCCAAGTACCGGGGTTATCGTTGGTACCCTGAAGAGTCAGGGCAAGATTAGGTGAATAACTTGTAGCCATCTTTAAGCCTCTACGCCGCTATTGGCGTCCAAATATCTGTATCGCCTGTATTAATCGGTGTCCACGGCCCGGTCGGAATAGGCACGATATTACCCCAAACCGTCACTTGGCCTATGACTCCAGTACCGGACACGCCCGTTACGAGGACTGTTGCACCCGCCGAAGTTGCGACCGAGCCAGCCTGACCCGTAGCAGAAACCCCGGTGACAGGGACCGTTATGAAGATGCCGACCGCTACGGTACCGACTTGACCGTTTGCCTCAAGCCCAGTGACAGAGACGTTGGCTTCGGCAGTAACATTTACGCTACCAACCTGACCCGTGGCCTCGACACCAACGGCGAATACATCAGCATTGGCAGCGGTTTGAACCGTACCGACTTCGCCAGTCGCAGACACTCCGGTGAGGAAGATATAAGCTTCGGCAGCAACCGTGACGGTGCCAAGTTGACCTGTGGCTTCAACACCCGTGACGGGTACAAGAGTCTGGCCGAAGGCGGTTACGGTGCCGACTTGACCCGTACCTTCAACACCATCCTCAATGACAACAGCCGTACCGACAACAATCTCATCACCAGTCTCACCGGTACCTTCAACGCCGGTTACAAGCGCAATGACTTCGCCGTTAACAACGACCGTGCCAATCTGACCGTTAGCTTCAACACCGGTAACAGACAGATTCTGTTCAGTGGAGACGAAGACCGCACCGACTTCGCCGGTTGCCTCAAGGCCAGTAATGAATGCGGTGGCACCAGCAGCAACAAGGACAGACCCTACCTGACCGGTGGCTTCAACCCCAGTAACTTCGACAATCTGATCCCCGGCAATGACTGCCGCAAAGGGATTCGCTGCAAATGGGCTAAAGCCAAGCATTTATTTATGGAAGTTCACCGGGTTGAACAGGAGCAGTCAAAATCTCATCAGCCCGAGCCTGAGTTAAAAGATTTTTGCTGACGAGGTTAGCCACGCCGTCTTTAGTGCGCTGACTGTCTAGGTCAATCGTGCTGACCATATTAAAAGTCTCAACCCACGATGCGACTTCAATATCAGTCTTGGCAGCAGAAAGAATCCCGACGTATTCAGAATCAGTCATGCGGAAGCGGAACGCCGCCTTGGTAATGACGTTTAAAGGTAAGTCGGGCGCAGGAGCAGGAGGTGGAGGAGAAAACTGCCCGTTGTCGTAGAGCCAATCCACCCCCGGTCTAGGCACAACATCGTCGATACAAATCCATTCGCCGCCTACATCTAGCGGAGCGTCAGCAACTGCCACATTGTCTACGATGGTATTTTTTATGATTGCATAAAGTGACATGCGGATTCCTCAGAAGTAGAAGCGAATTACAGCAAAGCCATTACCACCAACACCGCCGCCACCGTAAGTGTTGTACGGAGGACCTTGAGAATAATCTATTTGAAACTGACCTGATCCACCGCCACCGCCGCCATTACCGCCAGTGCCACCAGAAGCGTAGTATCGCGTCTGATCGTATCCATCTACATACGATCCAGATGAACCATTACCACCAGCGCCAAGCAAGCCGCCGCCACCGCCGCTGCCGCTATAAACAGAACTACTACCACTTCCACCGGCTTTACCCGTGTACCCCCAAATAGGCTCCGCAGAGACTAGGCTTCCACCAGCCCCAGCCGCAGCATTATCTGTCGCACCGCCACCGCCGCCAAAGTTTCCGGCTCCACCGCCGCTGTTATATCCGCCGCCGCCACCACCGCCATATGCGCCAGTACCTGCACGACCGTGACCACCGCCACCGCCGCCGCCGAGTGAACCGTTGCCGGGTTCAAACCACGCTGTAGTAGTAGTGGCAAAAGACCACAGACCAGCTCCAGTCGGAACCCAAGTCCAGTTGTAACCTATGCTAGTACTAGTACCACCGACACTTCTTGATGATTCTTGTGGATAAATAGTCCACAGCAGTTTGCCTAAAGGGGGCGGCCCACCGGCTCCACTCCAGCCGTTAACTACAGCACCGCCGCCACCGCCGCCATATTTGCCCAATCCGCCGGAACCGTTACCACCGCCACCTACAGCCGCATATAAAGTACCTGCACTGTAAACTTTGGTAGTACCACCGCCGCCTGCTCCAACTACGATCTGCAAAGACGAACCAGTAACAGGAATTTCAAGCACGGCAGCGCCGCCGAAACCTCCGCCACCGTCGTTATAACTTGATCCACCACTTCCACCGCCGCCTACCAACAGAGCTTCGATGCGCTTAACGCCATTAGGAACGGCGAGTGTTTGTGACGTACTAATAGTTGGAGTTTGGGTGTAGCCGGTTATGCTGCCACCCGTTGTCCCAGTACCTGCGCCTTGGAAAGTACCCGGATTCATCAGAAGTCTCCTGCGCGGGTCACCTGAATATTGAACGTCTCAGCATTGTTAGTACTGGCGCGAAGTGACCAACCAGATTGCAGAATCAATGCTTGGTTCAAAAGAACCGTCTGAAATACAGCAACCGTAGTACTCGGTGTCACCGCCGTAACCAGATTTTCTTTCCACAAATAAGTGTTGGTGCCGTCGTTCAAATACAGTCGAACAACACCCGCCGTTACAGTTCCAGTTGCTGTGATGTAAATATCGTCAATACGAGATCCGTTAGCCCCGGCGGTAAACACCGTGACAATCGTGCCAGTGCCGTTTCGGTTTGTGTTGGCGGCGGAGACTTGGCCTTGCGCCGTGCGAACAGTTGATGCGTATTGTGCTGCTGTAGCCATGATTTATTCCTCAAACAACTCCGTAGGACTGGACGATGTAATCTTGTGCGCCGCCAGTACTAGTGTTAGTGATAGTGATTGAACCTGCGTTGTTGGTGACGGTAATACCTGATCCTGCCGTCAGTGTGGACAGTGAATAGCCAGATCCATTACCAACTAAAAGTTGCCCGTTGGTAGGAGTAGTAGCCAGCCCAGTACCGCCCGATGCAACTGGCACGGGAGAGTTGAACGTAGGTTGTGATGCTACGGTTAGGCTGCCACCAGTATTAACCTGAATGGCATTGATCCCGTTGACCTGAATGTTCAACGCGCCGGTAGAGTCGGCGGTAAAGATAATGCCATCAGGTACGGAATTGATAGTCGATGCCACTGTTTGCTCCTACTGGAGTTTCAAATATTTAGTAATAGAAGCGGATGATTGCAAAGCCGTTTCCGCCGTTACCGCCAGCACTAGTTCCAAGGCTTCCGCCACCTCCGCCTCCGCCATTACCTCCAGCGCCGCCTGTACTAGTAGAAGCATTAGATCCAACGGCTAATAAACCGCCACCGCCGCCACCTGCTTGGGCTTTTGTACCTCCAGCATAGCCAGTAAATCCCCAAATGCTGACAGCACTTAAAGATCCGCCATTACCACCCGCAGTCGCTCCCGTAACTGCACAGCCTCCGCCTCCGCCGTATACACCTGCTGACGCTAATGTATTACCGCCACCGCCACCGCCGCCATATCCCGGTTCTCCAACAGTGTCATATGTGGCTTCACTACCGGAACCGCCTCCGCCACCACCTAAGATGTAGTTAATACCACTACCGCCACCGCTACCGGCAGCACCACCGGTCGATATGTTAGTAGTCGAAGCTATGCCACCGTAGCCTCTTGGAACTGATTGAGGATACGCACTCCACAAAAGACGCCCAATCGGAGGAAGTCCTCCAGTACCACCAAAACTGCCTGAAGTAGCGCCACCGCCGCCACCGCCAGCACGACCGCCTTTACCTTGCCTATATCCAGAAAATTGACCACCGCCAGCACCGCCACCGCCAACTTCGGCATAGCGAATTCCAGCAGATTCAATGTAAGTGGGTGATCCGTCAGTACCTTGTATTCCAGATCCAGATGCAGCACCTGCTCCGCCAGCGCCAATTACTAATGATAACGCCGATCCGGTTACAGGAATTTCTATAACAGCGGCACCGCCAAAGCCACCGCCCCCGCCACCGCCACTAGAATTTGCTCCAGTTCCGCCACCGCCACCGCCGCCGACAAGCAAAACCTCAATACGTTGAGTATTAGCTGGGACAGATACGGCTTGAGATACAGTCAATGTAGCGGACTGCGTATATCCGGTAATTGTATTTCCAGTCAGTTGGCTCAAGTACGTCATGCAAAAACCCATCCTTCCGTGTTATCGGAGAACCTAAGTTGAACAGCCGCATTTGGCATGTTCAGAACCAAGTCCTCAGCGACTCCAACAATATTTTTTCCGTTTCTGGCTACCGTATTTGTCGTCAGACTATTAGCAACAGTTACATAAACAGTGTCACTGATCGTCGGTGAAGCGGGTAAAGTTACAGTTGCAGTCGTAGCCGCAGTTAGAACGTAGTGATTCCCGGCAACTGCACTAATTGAAGTTGATGCCGTAACCGTAACAGGGGGCAGGCCAGCAATGCCTTCTGGTGGATTTGCAAACGAAATTACCTGAGAAGCATTGACGGTCATAGCCGTAATGCCATTGACCTGCAAGGCAAGTTCCTGCGAAGTGTCCGCAGTAAACTTTATTCCATTGACAGTGACATTGATGGTTGTAGCCACTTACGACTCCTACAGTCGCTCGTTCGGTTGAACCGGTGCAGTCAGAATTTCATTACCACGAGCCTCAGTCAAAAGGTTCTTGGATACGAGCAAGTTTATCCCGCTGATCGTACGAGAGTCATCCAAGTTGATCTGGTTAGAGACGTTGAACCGATCCAGCCAACCTTGCACCTGCACATCCGTCTTGGCAGCGGTGAGAACACCTTCGTACTCGGCTTCCGTAAACCGGTCGATCATCGCCAACTTCGTGATGATATTGGGGAGCGTCGGAATGACAACCGGAGGCGGAGTAAACACGCCGTCCTTGTACGTCCAATACGGACCCGGCATTGGGTCCATACCGTCAACGCAAATCCAATTAGGTTTTGAACAGGGGCTGTCATCCCGAACAGCTATCCCGTCAACTACGTCACCTTTAATTACTGCATAAAGTGCCATGTTATTACATCCTTTGAAGTCTGTTTCTATGCCTTGAATGCAACTTGCTCAATTCGTCAAACTCGGCGGTAGTAACAGAGTGTATCTTAAATAAAACATCGTCTTCCGTAAGAGGTACAAACATCGTCAACGGAGAGCCAGCATAAAATTTATACTCTGCTTGTTTTTTAGGTACTAACATATTTATGTTAGACGATGCCTGACTTTTATAATTAACAACGCCGTCTAGGATACGTACATCAGGCTGATCGTCAACCAAACTCCAGTCAGCGCCTTTGTATAAAAAATTAACTCCCTTTTTCTCACGAATGATCCAAGGTGACGCTATCTTTAGTTGTATATAACTGTTGAATGCGCCTTCGTACTGTTTTGGGAAATGGCTGCCAATGAACCTTTCGCCAAAATCATTTGGAGTCAAATATTTATAACTACCGTCTTCACTTGTTTGAACAAAGATGTCTGACCATAACGGCATGACCCAAGCGTTTTTGTACAGATCAGTAAACCCTTTACAGAACTTCATAGTATTTAGTTCTTTGTTTAAGCCCATATTAAATGGAACTTTGAAAGAGTCTTCTAAAGTCTTCCACCAAGAAGGCGCCAATTTAATAGCTCTTCTGATCGCATATTCATCTGCGATGATGGGCATCGAGGTGAAGCAGTCAACAACAACCTTCTTTTTGTTAAAAAAGAACATCAGTAATAAAACCGAATAAACGCACAGCCGTTACCACCTGCACCGCCAGTGGCACCGCCACAACCGCCACCGCCGCCTCCACCTCCGAGGCCACCATCTCCACCAGTCTGTGTACCACGACTTTCCCCGTTTCCTCCGGCTGTAAGGAAACCGCCGCCTCCAGCACCACCAAAGTTGCCGCCGGTACCACCTGATTTACCCGTAATTCCCCAAATAGTGACAGACGCTAGAGAACCACCAGCACCGGAAGTAGTTCCGTTACTAGCACCGCCACCGCCGCCTAAACTTCCAAGACGACCGGCAACAGCACTAGTGCAGCCACCGCCACCGCCGCCATTAGAGGTAGCGCCATTTCTGTTGTAGTAGTGGCCTGCACCGCCACCGCCTAGCGATCCGTTATACCCGCCATACTCTCCGGGCGATCCAGCCGTGGCAGGTACGAACTTTAAAGAAGTTGTTCCGTAAGTATCTATCCAATCCACTGTATCATTTGTAGGTCTCTGCGGGTAAGGCGACCACAAAATGTTTCCGATTGGCGCCATACCACCGGGAGCGCCTTCATTATTTTGAGCGCTTCCACCACCGCCACCGCCGCCAGAACGTCCCATACTAGCGCGAGCATTGTGTGCCCCTCCTGCTCCGCCACCACCAACTTCAGCGTAGCGAGTTCCGGCAGACTCAATATAGGTTGGCGATCCGTCTGTACTGGCAGCGCCGCCAGCGCCGATTACTAATGAAAGCGGAGATCCAGTAATAGGAATTTCAATAATTGCTGCCCCACCAAAACCTCCGCCGCCGCTCATACCTGAAGTATTAGGTGCGGTAGAATTACCACCGCCTCCACCGCCGCCAACGAGCAGGGCTTCAATACGCTTGGTGTTAGCAGGAACACTAATCGCCTGAGATACTGTCAAAGTAGCAGACTGGGTGTATCCAGTAATAGCACCGCCAGTAAATTGACTGAAGTAACTCATATCAAAATCCATCCTTCCGTGTTATCGGAGAATCGTAACTGCGCTGCGGCATACGGATCGTTCAAGGTCATATCTTCTGCAATACCCTGAATGTTCTTGCCATTACGCGCCACGACATTTGTAACCAAACTATTTGCTACCGTAATCCACACCGTATCGCTAATTGTAGGTGAAGCAGGGAGTGTAACCGTTGCTGCTGTAGCAGCAGTCAGAACGTAGTGGTTACCAGCAACAGCCGTAATCGCAGTAGACGCAGTGACAGTGACCGGGGGAAGCCCCGCTGCCGCGCTCCAGTACAAATCTCCCGCGCCATCAGTCGTTAAAAAGTCACCACTAGAACCGTCAGCGGCAGGCCAAATGTACGTAACACCGTTGATTATAGTTGCACTAGGGAACGTCGGGGTTTTAGCAAACGCTACGTTTTGGCTTGCGTCAATCGTCAGAGCAGTCGTGGCAGACGGCCCAGTTTTGATAACTAACTCACCACTAGTATCAGACTCAAGAACAAGCCCACTAGTAATCGTAGTGCCGATGCTAATGACACTCATAGGATCACCCAACGCTGACCGGCACTGACCGTAATAGAGTTACCGGGACTAATTGTCATAGGACCGACCGACAATCCGTTATAACCGGTGCCGATGTTGTATCCAACAGACGTAGTGGTTTCATTCACCAGCACGTTGTTCACAACCGACTTCTCAGACGGGTACGTTACGAATACGTCCTTGGTACCAGCGGAAAACCCTACCTTGCCACCTCCAGCACTAGAAGACAGCACAGTATCTCGGGACAACGTAGTGCCCGAAGCCGTGTAGGTTCCGATACCGACTTCCCACTCAGACTGGCTGGCAATGGTGTAGTAGGTCTGGTTGCCATCACCAACCACCGCAAAAGACTGATACCCCTGCTTTGCTCCAGCAAGGGTAATCGTCCCACTCCCAGTGGAAGTCGTCGTCTCTAGGACGCGATCCGCAAGTACGAGGGCCATATAAACCCCCGATTAAGCAATACGCAGGATCGCAGTCGAAGCGGCAGCGGCAGGGAACTGAATCGTGAAGTTACCAGCGGTAGAGGTTTTATCTCCACCGAACGCCAGCACCGCCACAGCCTTGTTGCTCTGGGTAGCGTTGTAGATCAACGCGCCGTTAGCCGTCAGGGTAGCACTGGGGAACGTCAGGTCATCAAAGTCCAAGAACGCCGTCGTGCCAGTCGAAGTCGGCACCTGCGAGATCGTCAGCGTTAAGCCGCCAGCCGGGTAATTCGTGCCAGACGAGGAAACCTCATCCGTAGTCGTATACGCCGTGGTTGCAGCGCCAAGAGTTGCCGACGAAGTGTACAGCGCAAGCTTGAACGTATCCGCAGCCGTTGAAGCGCGAGTCACGCCAACGCCAAAGTTGTGCACTCCATCAAGGATCTCGACCTTGAACGAAGTCACCATTGCCTGAGAAATAGCCATTATAGGTCTCCAATTAAGTGTGCGATTTCCGCATAGCCCTGTTTATCTAACTTCTTACATATCGACTCACGTTCAGCTTTTTGCGCTTCGGTGAGATATTTTACCAGCCAATAATGCAGGGCTTCCTTCGTATCTGCGCGAATAATGCGGTTAGCCGCACGCTCCGCAATCTCTTCTACGGTATGCCCACGGTGGTCTGTTGTCTGAACAAGCACCTGCCCAATTTGAACTTCTGCGCTAAACATCACGAAGCCACCGGAATTCTAACCTGACCAGAACGGTACGCATCCTGACGGTTCAGGCCGTCGCCCAAGCGAGCTAACTGCTGCACGGCTTCCTGATACTTCTGTTCGTAGTACTGCATCATGTCCTGTTCACCCTTGAGGTAGATATATGCCTCTCGGAGCGCCCCGTAGAGCAGAACAGTTTCAAAGTTAGTACCGAGCCAAGACGTACCCGCATTCACGATTGATGCCGGATAGTAGTAATAGTGCAGTTCAGCCGTGTACGCGAGATCTGGCGCAGGGCCAAGAATCATTGTGTCGTCATCCCAAATCGCGTAGTACTTGGGCAACCCAGTATCGTCTGCATCCGGGTACGACTGCCGAATGAAGTTCACATCCTTATTCAAAAGGTACGTGTACTCATTATTTGCCGGGTTAAATACCGCCAAGGAGAACGTCGAGAGCCAGTCAGACGGCAGGGACATGTACTTGTTCCCGATAGTCATCGTGGCAGTCGAGTTCTTACGGATCGCCGGGATCTGAACGGAGTTATAAATCCGCTCTTCAGCTAACTGCACAAACGTAGGAATATTCGCTACGAAAGAGGTTTCCGTAGACTCACAATATTGCTGAATCAGTGTAGAAAGCTGCGTGTAATTCACGGCGACCAGCCTGACCTGTACTTGGCGTTGTTCTCAAGGTTGATCTGCGACACGAACTTCTTGCCCTTCGTCGCAGCGCCAGCACCCTTCATATCCATGTGGGTGACACCCTTGTTCACATCCTTCTCCGGGTAGCCATTACGCCCCGTCGAGTCTGTGTTCGGCTTGATCTTGCCGGGATTTAATTCTTTCATGGCAATTACTTCGGGCCAGAAGACTTACGAACCGGGCTACGCTGATTCATGACCTTAGCCATGTTGCGCCCGTACTTCTTCATCTCGCTGTTGGTCTTGCCACCAGCACGCATATTTTTCACTCGACCCGGACCGTGAGCCTTGCTCGCCGGAAGAGCCGCATGTTTCTCAAGTTTGCTCATCGCCATCTCAATCTCCTAGGTCGTAACGACCGTCACCGTTCCTACTTCACCAGCCGGGGCCAGTGTGTTCGGAGTTAGCTCCGCATCGAAGGCTCTTGACCCACCGACCGGGTTCCAACCCCATTGTATCTGACGACTGCCATTAGCGCCGTCATTACCGACCGCAAAATAACTCGTATCCGGTCTTGGGTTCCGAAGTGCCTGCGGATCGTCCACTGGGTACAAACCAAGCGACAACTGAGGCTGATCGGGTTCCCAACACTCTGGACAGACCAAGATATTTACGTTCTTGGTCTTGATCACAATCGACTTCAACTGGCGCAGTTTGTACTGAAATCCGCATCGGTCGCACATGGCGATTGCGTTCTTGCCACTTGCAAACCTGTTTGGCATTAGTAGCCACCCAAGAAGCTCTCACGTGGGACAAACCGCACCGCCGCTTTTTCGCGGTCTTCGCCTGCCGCTAGATCCCAAGCTTCGTCGTACTGGGCCTTCAACATAGGAGTACGCGCATCAGCGTTTGGAATCTTCATCGACAGCATGTAAGCCAGCCCAGCAACCATGCAGGGCAAAAACCGGAACGGGATATCCTGCCCATTGACGCCGTTACCGGGGTCAAACATACGTCGCAAACGGGTGTAGTACAGAACCCAAGTGGTGCTGTTATCAGGCTTCGGCCAAACCGTAAATTGTGGCTTGACTACAACACCATCTGCGCCCGTAGCACCCGTACGCCGATTGATCCAAATCTGAATCGGGCGACCCGTCGCGTTCTTGTTTGGGATCGACACGTAGGTGCTAGACGAAATGCGCGAGATGTTGATGTCCTGCTGGTTCGTGCCAGAGCCAGTCCGGATCACGTGGTCAAGCAGGTCAACCGTGTCAGGCTCAAGATCGTACGTACCGACGTTGTAGGTCAAAGTCTTGGTACCTTCCTCTAGCGTCCAAAGGTTGATACCCCGGTTCGACCAATCCATCAGAAGCAGGGCAAGACTACGCTTAGCCGTACGGAAATCGTATCCCGAACGGAGTTCAGCACCGCAACGCTCAAACGCCTCTTCAATAATCGTGTTGAGGTCGAGGTTAAAGTCTGTAGTAGCTGTAGTTTTATCAGCCACGCTTACTTACCTTTTTGACGATACGCACGGGTTTTCTGCGAGATGCCTTTGGGCTGGGCGACGAACTGCTTGCCTTGGGCTTTTCCTCGGCGCTTGGCGGCAGTGGTTCGGGCGTACTCGGCTGGGCTGAGAGCTTTGATCGCAGCCTCCGGAAGATATCTTTCACCCGTGTCAGAAGATCGTTTACCACTTTTAGTTCTCCATTTCTGGGCAGTCCATGCCTTCAAGGATTGCTGCGGGGCTTTCATCGGCTTGCCTTCACTACATCGTCACCCTTGGTAACGACCACATGATCACCTTCAACATCGACTCGCATCGGCATTTCTTTCCGATCTAGTTTATCGAGTTTGGCGATGAGTTCCTTGATGACTGCAAACTCAGGCTTCTCTTCCTTCTCGCTTGCACCGGCAATACCGTTGAGCATAGAAATCAAAGCGGTCAAAGACGCGCCAAGCAAACCCATGACGGCGGCAATCTTTTCAGAGTCCAGCACCAGACTAGACGCTACACCAATGACGACAATGATCGTGATGTACTTTAGGCCGTCCTTGCCGATGGCTTTGCCAGCGACTTCTTTGGCAGACGACTTGGCCTCAAGCCGATTTAACTCGGCCTGAACCTGCGCCTTGAACATCTCAATATCAGTCCCGGTATCCACCGCCCTTCTCCTTGTACCGCTTGGCTAGAAGCTGCGCCTTACGAGCCGACCATTGACCTGCCGCCGTGCCCTGAACAGCACTATTTTTGATGCTGTTGAACAATGCTTTACGCATACCGGGCTTGGTGTAGTTACCAGCGGAATTGACCTTGCTCTCGCCGCCCTTCTTAAAAGTACGAATGGGCTTGCCCGTCCCGATCACAGGCTTGTCATCCCCGCGCCGCTTTGCTCGCGGCACCTTCTTGGGGTTGATATCACCCATGCCTCGGGAGGGCATCATCAGACCATCCGTCCCTTTGTCTTGCCACGAACAGCGATGCCGTCAGCACGCTTGGAAGCAGAAGATTTGACGGCACCACCTTTTTTGAAAACCCCACGGCCTTTCAAAACGTCAGCACGAGTAACCTTACCGTCACCCGTCAGGTCAGGCATACCGCCGCTCTTCATGCCAGAAACGCTACTGCCTTGCGCCTTTTCGTATGCTTCACGCATCTTGCGCTCTAGCTCTTCCTGACGGGCCTTCTCAATAGCTTCACGCTCTTTACGAGCAGCGGCCGCCTGTGCCGGAGAACGCCGAGGCCCTTGCGGACCTTTTGGTGCTTGGTTCATTAGCACTTACCGCCGTAGTTCATCTTGATCATCTTGCCCTTGGTCTTGCCCTTATGAGCAACGCCGTCAGCACGCTTGGAAGCTGAGCTTCCTGACTTTACCTTGCCGCCCTTCTTCATCATGGGCATCGCACGACCGGCTTTATCAGCCATGTTGCCGCGCATCGGCATAGCACGACCCATTTTATCGCCAGCCATTTCTTGACGGTTGTTGCGAGCAGCAACGGCTTTTTTAACGCTAAACATTTTTACTTACTCCTGAACTTGCGACCCTTGTCAGCCTTCATGAATTCCTTCCCAACCTTTTGGGGGACTCCAAGACGTTTGGCTGCTTTCGGGTCATTTGCAACCAAGGCCATTAAACGATGTTGTTTACCCGACTTGCTTGGCATTGTGGCTCACCAATCGGTCGATCTTTTGCTCCAGCCGGTCAAGCCGGTCTAGGAGTACCTGTGCATCAGCCCGTACTTCCGCACGGGTTACGTGTTCACGAGCCATCTCTTCGCGGGTTCTGTTGAGGAGAATCCCCAACCGTTGAAGTTCAGCGAACTTCTCTTTCACAACAAAACCCAGAACGGCCACGATTCCCGTAAGAACCATGTTCCAGACCAACATTTCCATGTCAGCAGTTCCATGCTCTAAGGGACTTGTTGATACGACTGTTGGGATCATTGGCCGTCTTCGCGCTGGTCAGCTTTTTCTTCATTCCCGACATTCTCGCGCAGAATGATTTCTTGCGAGGTCCACCTTCAGGCTGCGGTGCCTTCAGGCCGGGTTTACCGGGATTAGCTCGGTTGTAAGAAGCCCGACCTTTGGCATTTAAGCCGCCCTTCGGGTTCTTCCCTTCCTTGCGCTGCCAAGCCGGAGACTTAGCCATAGATCACCATCGTCGAGACTACGGCTGACGGGGCAATGTAGACGTTCTCTTGGAAGAGAAGACCTTCACCCGGCAGCAGGACGTAATCCGGTGCGCTGGAACTAGCAAGGGTGTTCACGGTGATCTTGACCGGACCGCCCGATCCGCCATCGCGGAACACGACTTGACCAGCCGAAGAGGTCGGGATGATGTAAATCGCTTTCACACGCGAACGGCCAATAACAAGGCTATTCTGGTCCAGCAGTTGCCCCGCATCAGTACGGGGTTGACTGGCTAAGACATCTGTTTGCATACCCATCTGGATCTCCTGTAATGGATGAAGGGGGCTTGCGCCCCCCTACGAAATCTTACGGAGTCAGGCTGGAATACAGCGCGATGTACTTAACGGTCGATCCAATTTTGACCGGGATATAACCGGCTTGAGCCGAAACCGAACCCGTGGCGACACCAGCAGTGACAGTCGTCGTACCGATCACAAGGGTCGAAGCGGATACAACACCACCAACGATATCGCCCTCAAAGCCATTGTCCGACTTAACCGGACCCGAAAACGTAGTACGTGCCATTTCAATTCCTCACATGCGAGTAAATGTTTACCAGTCTGCATGTCGTCAGTCGGGGCTGTCTGGTAAACGGTTTTTTCCCGATAACGACTGTATATCACTAAAAAAGAGGGGCTACAAGCATTTCTACTTGTAACCCCCCAATCTCTCTAGGACTCAATCAAACTCAGGACGCGCCCGGCGAAGCGAACATGCCCAGCGGGTCCGACCAGCCGAAGCTATAACGCTCGCGGCTCTTGTACCGGACGTTGCCGGTGTCGAAATCGCCATCCATGCTGTTTTGCAGCGGGGTACGAACGAAGTGCTTCATGCCGTTCGGAACGTCGGTCGTCAAGAACCAAGCATTCGTGTCGGTCAAGAAGTGGTTCACGGTGTAACCGCCCGGAATCGAACCCA